GGTTGGCAAATTTTATTGTGAATCCTGTTCAGTTCTCTACCCATATTAATACTTTTTAAAGCAAAGGTAGTTAAATAATTGAATTAAACCAATATCGCGCGGCGTTATCTATACGATGTTAGTTCTAAAACCAATCGACACGGCGCAAGCAACCTATTTTCGATGCGTTAAACACACGTTTACGGATTACTTGGTTGCACTCAATACCGCGTTCGGGGTTGAAGCGCACGTTGTTAGTTTGAATTATAACCTTGATCTTGGTGTTATTGATGGAAACATTACACTACCACTTGTAAAACGTGGTGAAGGTGCTAAGACTAATATCCGCGTATTTTCTGCAACAACAACCAACCCAGATATTAATCAGATACTTATTGATGGTGGCGCTGAATACAATACAGAACAATGGGGCGACTTTCTTAGTGATGTCTATGTTTCTGGTGGGGTTGAGTTAGAAATATATCGAGGTAACATATTCGTTACATCACAAACTAATTTAGATAAATACAAGCTACTATAATGGCTGAAGATAAAGGCAAGAAAACGGTTTCAGTCGTTAAGATGAGCGACTATACAAGCCCTAAAATGGCTGACGATTACAGGCAGAAGTTTGTGACGTGGGGAGCTAAAAATTATTTCTGGGATGAGTTAAATGACTTGTACTATAATAGCCCTTCCAATGGTGCGGCTATTAACGGTATAGTTAGACTTGCTTACGGTGATGGTTTGATTAATACCGACGGGTCTGAACCACTTCAAATATTCAATAGACTATCAAGAAAGGACGTTAGAAGATTAACACTCCAATTTGTCAAGACTAATAAAATAGTTCTCCAGGTTGACTACAATATAGAAGGTGGTAAGCGTGAGATAAAAGGAGTTCACTACCTGCATGGGGCTTCGGTTGCGCTTGGTAAACGAAATGAAGTTACAAAGGATATTGAAACCATTTATTACTGTGATGGTGATTGGGGTAGACAATCAAAGAAAACACCCTATCCAGCTTTTGGATGCGGCACACCAGAAGATAAGACGGAGATATATTTTTATCAAAAGGCTTATGATACACGCGACTACTATGGCCCGGTTGATTATCAGGGTGGCATACCTTACGCTAATTTAGAGATTGAAACGGCGAACTATCATATTAACCACTCGCGGAACGCTTTCACATCTTCAGCGATAATCAACCTTAACAACGGGATACCAGATAAAACAACCCGCGATGAAATAATATCAGACATTGTTGACACTAGAACTGGATCATCAAACGCGGGCAAGGTTGTTGTATTGTTTAACCAAGATTCAGCAAACGGCGCAACGGTAGAACCGTTTGATATTCCAGACGCGCATAAGCAATATGAGTTCGTTTCTAAAGAATCAATGGAAAAGATTTTCGTATCTCATAACATTACATCACCTCTTTTGCTGGGTGTCCGAGATACTGGCGGCGGCCTTGGTTCAAACTCTGAAGAAATCAAAGAGGCATACAACCTATTTAATCTGATGGTTCTTGAACCAATTAGGCAAAACATAATTGAGGCGCTTACTGAAATATTTGGGGCTGATATGATTGGTGTTGATTTCAAGCAGTTTGATTTCTTTACCGAAGAAATGGAAGAGGAGCAACCAGCCGAAGAGGTTAATACGCAGATGTCTGAAGCGCCTAAGAAAATATCTGACGAAGATGCGGAGGCGTGGAAAGTGTTCTTAGAAGATAAGGGTGAGATTATAGACGAAGAGGAGTGGGATGTTCTTTTTGAGGAGGCGGTTGGCTCTATGGAATATGAAATTGCTTTCGAAAATAAACTAATAGGACACGCCAAACCTAAAAGCCCGAAACCGCAAGACAAGTCTAAAACAGATTCAGGTCTATATAAGATTAGATACTCATACGAAGGTGAGGACAAACCAAACAGCCGAGACTTTTGTTCTTTCATGGTAGGCGAACGTAAAAAAGGAAAGGTTTACAGACGCGAAGATATATCTACCATGTCTGACTCTGGTGTTAATGGTGAGTTTTCACCACAAGGTAAAAGCACTTATGACATTTTCCTGTACAAAGGTGGGGTTTACTGCCATCATCACTGGACTCGCCGCGTGTACTTCCGTAAAAGAAACCCGAACGGATCATTTAAACCAGCTTCAAAAACGGCTAAACTAGAAAACGACAAGGAGATTTCTATTAGTGAGGCAAGAAAAGCGGGAGTACCAGCTAAAGCATTAACAACTCCAGGTATTAGAAAGGCTGAAACACCAACTAACGATATGCTAAATAGAGGCTCTTTAAAGAATAAATAAATGGCACAAGATACATTACTCATATCGGCCGCAGATGTTCGCTCCTACACCCCTGTAAAGGGTGCAATTGATGAAGACTATATTAACCCGTCAACACTGACAGCGCAAGACCTTGACTTGGCTTATGTGTTGGGTTATAATCTTACTGAGAAGTTGAAGGATTTAAAAGATGCAGGAACATTGGAAACAACAGCGCCTTACGACAACTTATTTACTCGATACGTTCGACCATACTTGCGCTATGCCTCTTTAGTTGTTGCTTTGGATGGTATTCGATTGGATTTAAATAATCAAGGTATAATTGAAAAGAATAGCCAGCAAGGCACAGCGATAACAAACTCAGACTTTGAAAGTGTTAAGTCTGGATATATGCGCCGCGCTGATGGTTACAAAGGCTTGCTTGTTGACCACCTTTGCAGGTATTCGTACCTATACCCAGAATATACAAGCGATCAGGATGGAAACCAAAACCCAACGGATGACGGACAGCCATATGGAATCGACTCTTACTAAGCGAGTTAAGTACCAGAGCAAACTGGACAGGGAAAAAAAAATAATAAAATTTGCAGAAAACCTAAAAAAAACTTTGACGGTTAAGAAATAGTTTGTACATTGCAATCAAGAAAGCCACTGCACACGGCTGACTAGATTGTTTCATAATTTGATTTATTGGTTAAGCACAAAAGGCCTCGATTAATTTCGGGGCTTTTTTTGTTTATATAAAAATTTCTATTAGCTTTGACTCATGGAAATTTTTAGAATACTCGATATATTAGAAATACCGCACGCGGTTTTCTCTACGACCACACCCTTCGGCGGGTGTCAGAATTACATCGTAAGCCACGATGATTTCAAAAACATACTATTAAACGCCAACTTTGTAACACATCGGCACAATAGAAGATACCCGGAAAAGGATTACATAATACGAAACCTCACACCGGAAAACATGGCTGAGTTCCGTAAACTAGAATCTAACTACATTAAAGTTGATTCAGACGAAAACGGTACTGTGTACGAATACAACGGCAGTAGTATAAAAAGCTACGTTGATTCGGTGAAACAAAAGAGGTTAAGCACCTATAAGAAATACAAATAAAAATAGATACAATGGAAAACAAAACACACTACCGAAAGGTCTTTAAAAGCGATCACCTTGGAGTTCCAGATTTGGAAGATTTGGTTGAGCAAGGGCAAAGATTAGTCTTTACGATTAAAGAAGTAAAGCAAGAGATAAACGTTTCTGTTGCTGGTAGAAAGGGAAACCACAACATAGCTTATTTTAATGAGCGAATCAAGCCTTTAGTGTTGAACGCCACAAACGCTAAGATTGTAAAGAAGTTTACAAACAGCCCGTTTGTTGAAGATTGGGTTAATGTACCGATTGAATTATACATTGACCACACCGTTAAAATGAAAGGTGAAGTAGTTGGCGGTGTGAGAATCAAGCCAACGAAACCCGTTCTACAAAAACCTCAATTAACAATAGATCACCCAAGATACGCAGCAGCTAAAGAGGCGTGGAACAATGGGAAGTCTGAAGGTGTTAAGAAACAATTTGAAGTACCACAACACGTTATTGATTCTTTCGCGGTATGAAGTGCCTGAAAACAGATAAAACAATGTTCTCAAAATTATCAACAGTTTACACTATAATTGAAGATGCGGACGTTGACTTGTATGTTTATAAGTGTGGGCACTGTCACACTTACCACTTAACAAGACAAGAGAATACAATTCTATTTAACCCAAACATTGTTCACAAGCGCAATGAATCACTTCGGTTAATGGATGAGGCTAACAGAAAGAAAAAAGAAGCCCTCAGAAGGTGTTCCAATGAAATGACCAGATTGAAGAAAATAATCAAATACATGGAAAGAACCAAGGTAGCACCAAAAAGGGTTCGACACTCAAGAACTTTATAAAATGAAATACTTTAACATAACACAGAACACTGAAGAATGGTATGCCTTGCGATTAGGTAAGGCTACGTCTTCAAACTTTGGAAAGATAATGGCTAACCTTGGTAAACCGTTTGGAAAGCCAGCGATGGAATACGCGCTTAAAACTGTACTTGAAGGATTAAGCGGTGAAAGTGTTGTTGAGTCATATTCTAACGGATGGATGGAACAAGGACACGAACGCGAACCGATTGCTAGAGACTTATACGAGGCTACCACATTCAACGAGGTTTTAAACGGTGGCTTCTGTCAACACAAAACGATTGACGGGATTGGTTGTAGTCCTGATGGCCTTGTGTTAAATGCTGGAGAAAAGGGTGGTATTGAAATTAAATGTCCTAAGTTCACAACGCACTACGCTACAATAAAACGCGATAGCTTCGACCCGTCTTATCGGTGGCAGCTTCTCGGTAATATGTGGATTTGCGACCTGGACTGGATTGACTTTGTATCATACTCCCCTGAGTTCCCAGAATCGAAACAACTATTTATTCACAGGTTAGATAGGGATGAATACGAAGATGAGTTAAAGCAACTGCAAGACCGTGTTCTAAGCTTTATGTTGGAGGTATCATCAATTAAAAAAGAATTATTATGATAAGTAAAAGTAAGAAATTATTTGTGAGGTGTAATCAGATTGAGGGTGTAGACCTGACATCGAAAAGTAGGAGGCGTGAACACGTAGCACAACGTAAAGCGTTTATGGTTCTTTGTTTCCGCGAGTTTAATCAGAGTGACACCCTTCAATATATTGGTGAATTAATTGGTGTAGATCACTCAACGGTACACCACCACAATAGAACTGACCACTGGGTTGGTTCTAAAGGTTACACTATAGAGAACTATTACTACAATATGTTTCGGAAGCTAATAAAAGCAGAAACGGAGTCTGATAGGATTCGAGCTAATATGTTAATCGGTTTCCTATGAAATCATATAAGGGTATGAGCGTTGGACGAACAAGAGTAATCCAAGCTAAAAGGGACGCTGAGAATGTAGAAAACTTAATAGCAGCGGTTAAGTCTGAAGATGTTAAGCTGTTTAATAAGAAGAAATACGAACTTGAAAAGGTTCAAAAAGACGCGCAAAACCGTATATTGCAAGCTCATGATTATCACATCAAGACCGGAATGGGTAAGCGGGATGTCGGCGTTCCAGAACCCAGGAAGCAAAGCGATGATTTTATTAACGGAGGTATAAGATTTTACTAATGGAATTACAAGGAGTAGTTGAAAATGTCGGTAGTACACAAGAAATATCCGACAAGTTTAAAAAACGTGAGCTTATAATAGTATCAATAGATCAGTACCCGCAGACGTACTGTATTGAATTCACTCAAGATAAGGTTGACTTGATTAATGACC